ACAGTAGGATTAAAGTAGATGTATAGAACGCCGGTCGACCACGTTGCAAAACCTGATGTAATAGAATAAGTAGTTGTTCCATCTTTAAAGATACTACCCGCTGTCCATGCCACTTGACTTGCACCTGGACTATTTGGTGTAAACACTAATCCAGATTGGCTCCACACCGTCGGATTAAAGCTTAGCGTGCTACTGCTTTGCTGTGTTGCTATGTTCAGACCTGTTTTGTCAAACGTGTCGTAAGCTGCGACGCGGTAATAATAAAGCGTTCCCTGTGCGCTATCGAGCGAAATATAAGTGTCCGGCCCATCATAGGCTTGATTGCCTGGTCCTGGCGTAAAGCCACTGGTCGTTGATCGATAAACGATATAGCCCTTAACATCCAGTTCAGCGGGTGGTGTAATATTGACATACGCAATGCCCGCACCGCTAGTAATTGTAAATACGGGCGCTGCCGGTACTGGATTAGTAAATGTTTTGGCCGCTGGCGTTGAAACGTTACCGATCAAATCACGCGAATACAGTTTTAATTGAACAGATCGTGTTGATGTGCCAAAGTCGGTAATGTTTTGATTCAACGTATAGTTAAAAAACCCGCCGCGCGTCGCTATATCGTAATTAACAACATACGTGTTTTTCTTAGTAATACCGCTGCTATCCCAGACTTCAATCATGTAATCTTTTAATCGGTCGGTAACAGAGTCATTAGCAATCGGATACGTCCATGTGACAGCTAGTGTTGTATCATTGTAAGTCGTCGCTGTGGTGTTTTTTACCCAAAGATCAGTTGGCGCTATTAACGTTGAACTGGATGCTGTGGTGTGGTACGTATAAAGCTGTGTGACTCCTGTAGACCGAATGCCACGTATATTTACCGCGTAGATTATGACTTCATAAATGCCAGGCGTGGTATCCAAAATTTCAGCTTCTTTAAGCTGTCTTGATGGTAATGTCTGAAACGGCAAGTTATCTCGTCGCCACAAAACATCAAAAGTCGGGACAAACTGTTCACCAGCCCCGGCTGTCCAGTCCCACAACACGATTATTTTGTTTTCAGCTATGATGCCGTCGTTTCTGAATGATTCTTGAAATGTGATATTGCTGACAGGCGAAACTGAAAACTCATCGACGTTCTTAAAAACGCCCGTCGGTGTGGTAACGACTACACCTGTTTCAATACGCGCGTATTTAGTTGAGTCGTACTGAGTGCCAACGATGTCGTATTTTTCTTCATTGCGTGTGATTGATGAAATTCTAAACTGACGCGGCAATACCTGGCCTTTGATGATCCATGGCGTGTTGGCCGCCGGTGCGCTGGCCAGCGCTGTTGTCATAGTGATCACGTTAGTCGTCGTGCTAGACTGATTAATGACTTTTTCTAACAGTGTCACTCCGTCCGAACCATAAACCATCACGCTGTAAGTAAACGCGCCGAACGTCACTGATCTATCTAGCGTGATCGTCGTCGTTGTCGCAGAGACAATAAGTCCTTGTCCTTCAACGTTTGCATAGCGCTTATCCATTATTTCGACGACTTCGCCCACGTTATAGTAAGCGCCATTTAACCCTACGCTAAAATTAACTAGCGCAGTCGGAGCTTCCAGCATCCATTTTGCTTTACGCCTGGCTTGCCCTTCTGAATTGCAGCCAATTAATACTAAATCGATAGCCTGAAAACCATAACGATTAACCAGGGTTGAGGATGCAAGCTCTGTAATAGTGCGCGTGTTGAATTTGTCGTCTTTATCATTGAACGTGACGTTAGCTGCTGTATAGCGTTCATCGACATGAGAAGATGGATAGCTGAACTCACCGTCAATGACGTTCGCATTAACAACCAGCTTTGTTGATGCTGTTGGCCGGTCAGATATAATCGTAACCAGGCCGTTTTGATTCGTTAAGTTTGCGTTACAAATAGACAGCAAATAAGACAAGAATGCTGGCGCGTTATCTCTGACATAGAACTGATTGTTTAACGTAAATCGGTTCTCTTGTCCGCCTTTACCATCCGGCACTAATTCATCACAATATTTAGCGAGTTCATAGAAACTGAATTTATCGATTTGCGTTTCAGGGATACCCAGCCCTCTGTGATAAGTCTTTGATGAGACTACGAAATCAAGCGCTGTCGTTAATACGTTATAGATGATCCATGCAGGGTTATTGGTCGTTTGATAGGTTGTATCAAATGCGCCCGCCCAAGTCCCTGTGTAAATCTTAGTGACTGGATTATAATGCGCAGCATCTGGCACTTTAAGTTTCATACCACTGACATCAAAGCTAAGCGAAGGAATGCCACCGCCAAGCTGTTCAGCGTTTCTGAATATAACAGAGACTAACGCAGTGCCTGGGTAAGTTAATGTTTTGTCTTGGATTTCTGTGTAGTTATCAAAAAACATCGTTGAGAATTTTTTTGATGTATCAGCCGCTGTATTCCTGACAATTCTAAATTCCCATATGCCAGTAGCCCCTACTGGTTTATTAACACGCACGTTCCAGCTATAAGCGCTTGATGCCTTGCCTTTTTTATTCAGTATTGATATTAAAGACCAAGTACCCGTGCCTGCAACGGGCCTTGTCTCAATTTGATATTGAACTGCGTAACCGACCTTATCGCCATTATCCAATATTTGAGACAATAAAATCAGTCGTAATTGAAGTCTGACCGCGTCAACATTTCCAGCGCTAACCGCGCGTGTTATATACGTCGATGTTAACATTTGAACGCCAACGCCGATAGGCGTTTCGATATCAGTAAAGCCTTTTATAACTGTTTGACTGGTTGTCCCTGGCCTAAATTCGTAACTTGCATCAAATGATGAAATCGGCGTCCCGTTGACATAAACTTGATTTAATGCTGATATCTCGCCCTCACTGACTGCTAGCAACAAAGAAAGCGTCTGTTTGCTGGCCAGCGTATCGTTTGATTCAATCGGCCTGTGCGGCTCTGGTGGCGATCCACCAAAATCCCCCTCAATAACATGGTAGTCAGCGCAATCATAAATCATACTGTTTTTTCCTCGGTTGTTACCCCTGCGCTAATTAAAACACCTCCGGCATGACACGTACCAAAACACATTGGAACAGAGCCGCCCTGCTCTCTGATATTTGGCGCACCATTGAACAGGGAAGATTGGCCTTTTTTGCTTTGTGCTATCGCTGGATCACTTTTAAAGGAGTGAGTCGGCGTGATTAATTGAACCACTGCTCCGATTGCTAAAGCAATTGCTACATCAATAACTGCTTCAATGATAGCGCCGATAATAGCACCCTCGATACCTCCTGCACTAATTGCAGCAATAATCAATAGCGCTATTTCTTCAACGCCCGTGTCGCCTTCAATTTTTGGCACAATCATAATTGAATGGTAATCGTCAAAATTAGAAAGCGCCATTTGTGGATGAATGCTTATTAATTCATCACCTTTCTGCAAAATATAGATATGCTCATTCTTCAATAAAATTTCGGCCAGCTCATCACCATGCACATGACGACAGCCTGCCACTAATTGCGGCAAGTTACTGATTGACAAGTCAACTTGTTGATATTTATCAAGATTTCCGAAAAAACTAACCAACATATCTAAGCACCTTATTGATCCGCGTGTAATACATGGACAGCGGCTGTTGTACGCTAATTCCAAGCTGATGAATCACCTCGCCCTCATGATATATTAACAGATGATTAGCGAATAATCCGTGCCGACTGATAATAATCAAGTCGCCGTTCTGCAGTTGATCAACAGATGACTGCCTGAATCCCCATTTCTCAATAAATGGTTCAAACAAATTGGATTCTGTTCGATGTTTTGCCCAGTCAAACGAATCATCATGAATATCTAAGTCAATGCCGAGATTAAACTTATAATAATCCATCACAAGCGTATAACAATCATTAACATACCAGATAAACGGACGTCCCAATAGATCAGGCGACGGCGGCCTAGGGAATAGAACCGGCTCGCTGACTTCAAAACCTTCGCAGCCCACAATTAACCAAGGCTTACCGCTTCGCTTCTGAATAATAAAGTCTTTATGACTGGGTGTTCTCAAGTCGTAAGTTTCAACGTATGACAGTTCTTTCGTGTGACTGTGAACAATATAAACGGTTTGTTCAACAACTTTAGCGTATTGCACCGGATCAAATTTAAAGGAGTTTTCGGGATGATCGCTCACGTTATCCAGTTCGATAAAGTCATCATCGGTGCAAACCCCGCACATTTCATTTGGATAGCGTAACAGGGCTGCTTCTTTTATTTTCTGAGTCTGAATAGAATTTAATATCACTGCTAACCTGTCGATTTGTTTACGCCTAAACCTGGAAACGGTAAATCACCGTCTCTCAACATTTGCCGACTGGGTAGCCATTTTGACTCTACATCAATTGATGATTTTAACTCAAAAACAATGCCAGATTTGTTGTCATTCAATTTTTTAGCAATGGTGTAATAAATAGGTGGCATGGAAATAGAAGTGCCCAGATAAGTCGATAAAGTCTCTCTATAAATGATCTGTGCGCCAACCATATCTTCGTGTTGACTGATCAACGCAGAAAAGAATCCGTCAATAGTCGCGACTGTTAGTTTTGGGCGCCCAGGTGCGCCGGTTGATGTAACCGACATACCCTCTAATTTGATTGGAAACGGTGTGTAGTTATTCCCGCCCCAACTCACTTGCCCGCCTGCTCCGTTTGTCATCTCTGTAAATCGGTAAACACTACCCGTTATTGATGACGCGTCCACATCAAACAGCTTAATAAGTGCTGGTAAAACCGGCTGCAAAATATCAGTCTGAATAGTCATAGATCAAAACGCTGTAGCAATTTACATTCAATGATATACCGGCGTATTCCAGGAGCTGTGATTGAGTATCTAAATGAATAACCTGGCCGAACCATCCTGAATTTTTTAACAGATGCCTCATCAAATGGAGTCCATGTCAAAACGCCCCACGTCCCCTCGGTGTTTAACGCATTGATAATAGTGGTTTTTTCTGATTCTGTGACGTTCATCCAAATTATGTCCCAGCTATCAATCTGAGCGTTTAAACCGTCAGGAGCTGATTGCAAATAGCCGTCGCCGTTTTGGTTCGTTATATCCCTGAACGATGTCTGCTTTGTGCTTTCAGGGCTGATTTTGTCGGGTAGTGGGAGTGCTGTAGCCATGACTTATCCAAAATTTGTGACTTTATTCAACGTGTTGCCGGGTCTGTTTGCATTCTTGATTTCTTCGCGAGAAATTGCCCTGATCAACGACTCAGCAATCTTTGACCCTGTTTTGTCCGGTGAATCATTGCTGTTTTGCTGAACTGCAACGGAGACATTGTAAACATTACCGCCTGATCGATTAGAAAAGCCACCGTTCGGAATGATAGAACCCGACGAAGAAGGCGTAAACAGCTCCGGCCCTTTCTCGCCTACCAGGTAAGTTTGTCCAGAACCAACCGGCCCGCCTGATGCTCTGGCGCCCGATACACTTTTAAATATGGAACCGAAAATAGTACCGAGCAATCCTGACTTGCCGTCCTTACCAGAGAAAATCTCTAATAGTTGCGAAGCGGCTGCCTGTGCTGCTGCATCGGCTAAAAAGTTACCAAAACTTGCCAGTGCATCATCAAGCCCGCCCTGGAATCCGGTTTTAATAGCGCCGGCCAAAGATGACTGCAAGTTCCTGCTCGCTTGAATGGCGAACTCTGAAACTGCGCTGACTTTATCTTTAATTTGCGTATCGTCAAATGACCCCTCATTTTGCTGTTTTACCAGGTTATCAAATTCAACCTTTGCTTCTTTTGCTGAAAAGATGCCCTGCTTTAACGCATCATCGATCTTAAACAATCTTCGTTCAAATTCTCCCGATGGCGGTGGCGCCAAATCGGCCAGCTCTGCTTTTAACAACTCCGCTTGCTTGGTCAAATCAAATAAACTGTTGCGCTGGCTTAATGCCAGCCGGTCGCCTTCCGCTAAGATATCATCAAATTCTCGATAGATAGCCAAGTCTTGCCGATCCAGTTTAACTCTTGCGCTTGATAATGCTGGACGCTGTGTAGCTCCGGCAGACGACTGCCCGCCGATGAACGTATTAATCTGGTTATTGCTTGGAAGCGCCGTCACCGCTTGAGTTTTTGCACGTTCTAATTGAAGCTGTCTTAGCGCCGTTTCTCTGGCTTTATAAAGCTCATCTAGCTTGTTTTTTTCTTCGTTAATGTCAGCGTTCGACAATAAAGCAAAGATGCCGCCACCGTCTTTTAATCGGTCTATTTTCTCTTTCTGAGCAACTATCTTATTGTTTATGTTATCAATTTCAACAGATAACCCGCGCACGCCTTCTGAGTTAAAAGCAAAGTTTCCTATGCCAGTCAAAACAGAATTGAATGTTGCTACCTTACCGGAAGCCTCGCTGATTTTAGCCGCTAGTTGTGAAAATCCTTCAAGAACCGGCCCGATCACAGAAACAACCAGGCCGCCGAGACCCGCTTTCATGCGCTCGACTTGGTCGTTAAACGCATCAGCTCGATTCGCCATTTCTGTAGTCACGCCAGATAGCTTAGTTCCGTCGGCCACCATCGCACGAATAGACGCCCCGCCTTCGGCTAACAATGGCGCCGTATCTTGCCAGGATTTCCCAAGCGCTGTAGCGGCCAGTGCAGCCCGTTGCTGCGGGTTTTCAATCGCGTTGAAGATGTCGGCTAACTGCGCGAATGCTTCGAGCGGATCTTTTGCATCAATACCCAACTGCCTAAACTTTTCACCGTTCTTGCCGATATTGACAGATAACTTATTGATTGCATTGGCAACTTGTTCAAGATTTGTGCCTGACTGATTAGCTGCTAATTTTAATCCAGATAGCTGTTCGACGGAAATGCCGGTTACTCGTGACAAATCTTTTAGATTATCAGCAGCGTCGATACTGCCTTTCACAAGCGCCGAAAACGTACCGACACCGATAGCAACACCCAAGCCAGAAAACGCGCTGTTAATGCTTCCTGCTATACGCTGTGTATTCGTTTGAAATCGGTTTAAGTCTTGCGTGGCTCGATCCAGCGAAGATGTCCACCGTGCTAAATTTGCCGTTAAGTCAATATTAATGCCGTTGCTCATAATCCATGCCGCCTTGCTAGTTGCCCGCCCGCCACTTCGACATACTGCGTAATTACCTGTAATATAACAGATTTATTAGATTCAAATGTATTTTTTATAAAGTGAGTGCCAGCAACGTGCTTACCGCTTGCGTTGGTTTTTCTTCCAGAATGCACCCCTGTTGATCCGATCCGTCGCCTTGTGATTGCGCCCTTGCCTCGGGTTTCGTAACCATTTTCAACAAATTGAGCGTAATAAGCATTTTTTTGATTGCCGTACCGCTTACCTGATCCGCTCTTGGCTCTTGGTCTGATGTAGTAACCGATTGAACCGTTCACATTCCGCTTGTTTAAACGCGATAGTTTGAAAAAGAAACTGTTTTTTAGTCTTCCGGCTGGGAACTGTGCGGAGGGATGCCTTGATACTGGAGATGATTGTTTTAATTTGTTGCGTAATAATAAAGCTCCCTTGCTAAGTGCGTTTTTAATGACAAGATCGCCAAGCTGTAAACTATATGCATTTAATCTCCTTATAACATCTGCTGTCCCTGTTATTCTGATGTCGGTCATTTTTAATGCCTTGTTCTATTAGTAAATGCTTTATATGTAAAGTCAGAAGTAATAGTATGCGGCCCAGTGTTGATTACTGTATTTTGCCCTACTATAAAACTACAAATAGATACACCATTCATACTGAATGATGATTGATATAAAGATGACCCACCAAATAATACGCTTGCAGCTCCAGTTGAGGTAATTATAGCACTACTTAAAGAACTACCGACTAATAATGCATTGCCAATGCCAGAGGATGATAAAACAGCACTACTAGGCGCTGATCCAGAACCGACAAAACTTAAAACACCTATACCATTAGCGCTTAATGCTGAATTAGATAAGGATGACCCTGTTAGCGTTGCTGATCCTATGCCAACAGAAGATAAACTTGATGATGATAATGAACTTGTAAAAAATGATCCTACACCAAGACCAATAGCTGATAGCGCCGAACTACTAAGCGCTGTACCTGTGAAACTTGCAAGACCAGTACCAGAGCCTGACAGAGTAGAATTAAATAACGATTTACCAGTTAATGACGCTACCCCGACCCCGACAGATGATAATGAGGATTGGTTTAACGATGATCCAGCTAGAGTAGCTAAACCAAGACCAACAGATGATAATAAAGATGTATTAAGTGACTGTCCAGAAAACGAACAAGCCGCTATTCCATTAGCGGTTAATGTAGGTGTTGTTGATTGTAGAGCGAGTAATAAAGACACATTTAACTATAAGTGACAATATCGCGTGGTTTTATTTCTATTGACAGCAATTCAGATAAATAACTAGATAATAAATCGTCAATATCAGCGCGTATCTTCTCAGATGAGCTGACATCATCAATAGTAAACGTTACTTTACCGCCCTGCTTTGCACCAAACAGCACTTTATATTCAACAGTGATGATCATTTTTCCATCAGCCAATGAATCAGGAACTGAATAACCGAACATTTTAGAAAAAACTTTGGCGTGTCTCATATCTTGCCCCCGTAGATGTCGGCTAATTCAAATTCATCAATACCCTGCAACTCGCTTGAACATAGAATAACGGCCCTAGCCTGTGCTAATTGTGTCAGCTCAGTCTCCGTATGTCCATTCAACGGCACGTATAAAGAGCCCCCTTCTATGCCTCCGCTTATGGGACTGTACCTGTAGTCAAACCGCATTGAACGTTCAGAAACTTGTGTCGGGTCTTCTGTTATACCCCATGCTTGCAGCATTACTGTTCTTCCAGTTGTAGACATTTTTACCCCCTATTAGAAAGATGTGACCTCAGCATATTCAATGAGACATTGCAAGTTGATAACACCCACCGCACCCATTGCAATGCCATTTGTGATAACTAGACCTTCGTTTTGAGCTAGAACAAGAGGATAATCTTCTGGATCATGAGAGAATATATTTTGAATAGCCATCGATGTACCTACCGCCGTAGATGATCCATTCAGAACCCCCATTGGCTGGCCTTCAAGCGTTCTTGTTCCTGCCGTTAATGCAGCAGCGGCTGATATTCTAATGTCCGGTGCTGATGTTATATTCGTGAAACTATTTCTATGCTTATTCGCTCCGGCCGTATACATTACCGTGCCACCGGAATCCGATACAGTGAATCCATTAGCACGAAACAAGTTATAAGTTAGACCTTGAGCTGTGGTGAACGCCGTTGTTGTAACAAATCCCAGAGCCACACGTCTAACTAATATTAGATTAGAACCTGTGTTTCTAAAAGAGAATACAGCACCCGCCGCCGCAACACCCGTTAATGCGCCAGATACTGCTGCGTTACTCTGCCAGTTAATAACTTGCTGAGGGCGAATAGTGACTCTTGCCGCTAAAAAAGTAGCATCAGTTTCTAGTATGGCGCTTGAATTGCCGCCGATTAATTGTATTGCCATAGTTTATTAAACCCATACCCAATTGACTGTATACTGACCATATAATAATTGATTACCGGTCACATAACAACGAATAGTAAACCCAGTTCCCGCTACAATCGTACTAGATGGAACCATTACATTAAAGTTTTCATAAATATGTTCATCTTCTGAATGGTCAGATGTTGCCTTTGGATATAGCCAAGCTTCAACCAGTGAAGATGTAGCAATACCCGTTTGTCCAGTTATGATCGCCGTAGCCTCATAAGACCCTGGAAAAGCCCCAAAATTAACAGTAACCGTTCCTGTGGCCATTATTTATAAGCAACAATGGGAAGATATCCGGCTAGTGAATATTTTTCGCTGCCTGTTGTTACATTGCATGTTATTAAATACATATTCCCGTCAACACCATTTCTAACTAACTGAGTGACTATGGTACCGACTTTAACTGGAGCGTTTAGCGCCATCGTTCCGACATTTGAATCCGTACCAGAAACGACAGAGATAACAACGCTATCTATTGTATCAATAGTTGTCAGAACTTTATTAAACTCGAAAGAAATAGCCACTATCTCACTCGGTGTCTTTGAATCTAAAAAACCTACTTGCTGCGACATTTCACTATCTCTCTATATTGTAGTTTCGTTTTTGACTACTAGACTTATAGTCCCTCGTATGACTATAAATAGTATACTTCGGATCAGCAATAATAGCAGTAAAAGGCGATCCAAAATTAACAATAGATAAGCCCGTAGCGGTCAAAGTACTACTTGCACGCGCTGACCCCGTGAAATTAACCGTTGCTAGTCCACTCGCGGTAAACGAATTTGATGACGACGGACTAACAAAAGATGCAACACCGATACCGACTGATGATAATGTGCTATTCGATAATGAAGCGCCCGTTAACGTTGCTAATCCAGCACCGGCACCTGCCATCGTTGAAGCTGCTAGTGATTGTCCAGTAAATGACCCTAAACCAACGCCCGCCGCTGATAATACAGCGCTCCCTGAACTAGTACTAGCGCCAACAAAGCTACTTAAACCAAGACCGGCAGCAGTTAGCGTTGAGTTGAATAATGATTTTCCGGCTAAAGAAGCGACACCTAATCCGCTTGATGACAGCGTTGATGTACTAAGCGAAGCGCCTAGAAAAGAACCTACACCTATGCCAGCACCTGATAGCGTTGAAGCGGATAATGATGCTCCTGTAAACGATCCTACGCCAACACCTGATCCTGACAGCGTTGAGTTGAATAATGATTTTCCTGTTAGTGTTGCAACACCTACGCCTGCGCCTGATAGCGTTGAAGCGCTTAAAGATTGTCCTGCAAAACTTGCAACGCCTACACCTGATGCTGATAATGCTGCGCTAGTAGAGCCCCCCAATGGAAGCATATAAATAGGCAATCTCGACGAATCAGCAAGAACCTTCCACGGGTTGTTCATTAAGTTAAACGCTTCTGCATCAGTCAGCGTTCTGTTAAATGGCACGAATAACGAAATAGATCCCGCTAATTTAGTAACGCCATCTGGCCTTGATCCTAGATATAGAGAATTCGTAGAAGCCACCATGGCTCCAGACCCCGTTGGAGTTCCTAGCGTTGAAGCAGTTACTTTCTTACCATTAAAAAAATACTCGACCGCAGTACCCAGGTCGCTATACAAATTAATGACTATTGCAACGTTTTTATCGCCAGCAGATAGTTGATTAGTTGAACTGCTGGCCTGCCATTGCCAAGTTCCAGAATTTGCCTTGACAACATCCAGCTTAGAGTCTGTAGCGCCAGCACCTAGGCGAAACTCATAACCGTTTGTGCTTGCCGTATCCTGACATGCAACTACGCCGCCGTAATTTGTCAGTGCGTCAACAGAAATGACAACCAAAAAAGATAGCGCGTTTTTTGCTTGCGAATTGGGATAGATTGTTTGCTGACTGCTATAAGCTCGGCAGACGTTGCCTAGATCAGTTCTTTTTGTTGAAGTGTCAGTGGTCGGCGACAACCCCAATAATAAGCTCTTTGGGTTATTGCCGACAATGATTTCTAAAATATTAGCTGCAAGCGGATGAGATCTATTAATCCGACAAGCGTTTTGTGGTTGAGCAATTATAGAATTACTCATGATGTTTTATGCGAAGCTAGTAACTTCTGATACAAACGATTCAACAGTAACGGACTGTGCAGTGTTGCCCGTAAACTCAACTTCAATCGACATAACTTCAGGGCCAAAAACATAAGGAGGCACTTCATAGACCGCTGAATTAGTAGTTCCGGCAGTATAAGTGTACACTGTTTTCCAGTCAGTTCCAGCCGATGCCGCTGTGGGCGCTGTGCCGTTATGAGCTACTAAAATATTCACAGTACAACCCACCGTCGGGCCTGTTGCTCCGTTCGTAACTTTCGCGGTTAAAACGCCGCCCAACGCTGTGCCTAAGCTTAGCGTCCCGCGTGTAGTCGATCCCGCTGTATTCGTCGAAGACGTGACGAGCGTTCGCGCATTTTTAACCGCAGTAGCCATTAGATAGCCCTCGTTCCATTATCATTAAAAATAAGACCGGTAACTTCATTAACAGGAATACTACCCGAGAATGTCAACCGAACGCCTGAAACGCCTTGTGTTGTTACCGCAGCATTTGCAAGATACCGCTCAAGATTCGTTGCTTTTCTAAGACAAGCCGTCAAGATCGCTGGCGCGCTCACAGTGCCCCATACATCAACAATTGCTTTTCTGTATTGTGCTCTTTTCATATCCACCGGCGCAAACTGTAACAACAATGACCAGGAGTCGCGCTTACCGGCGGTTACAGCGTCATAAAGCGTAATGTCCATCGCTTCAAACAGTGTTCTACTGTCTATCGAGTCATTCCACGCATCAACCGTTGAAGCCGCGTTTAGATAGTTAGAAATCGCCGTAACGTCGGGTTGTGCTGGCGCCAATAACGCCGTCAAGTTCGTATCGGCGACCATCGCAGCTCGAACCGTCGTTATTTGAGCATTGGTTAATACACCTGCATTGATCGCCATCGACATCACCATTAGTAAAATTGCAAGAAATATTTTTTTCATACTTAATCCTCGGTAATAGTTGAAGCGGTTGTGATCTGTGGAGTTACACCGTTCGTTACAGAAATAGTGGGACTCAACGCGCCATAATGCAGTATTTTTGTAGCGCCCGAAGAAGCTACGCCAACGCTGGCAAATGATGCCGTACCGCCTGTGCCCGCTGTCATTGCGCCGAAAGATATCGTTGCAGCCGGTGAAACGCTGTTACCCGTTACAGTCCATCCACCCGATGTTCGAGCGACTGAAACGCGAGCATAGCCCGTGTAAGATATTTCACTACTCGCCTGCGTGCCTGCATCCGTCGGATCGGCTGTATGCAAAGCAACAAAAAGGTTAGTTAACGGCGCTGTAGCCGCATTGTCTGCAATGTTGGCGATCGCCGTTGCATTGTAGATGAGTTTAAGAATGTCATTCTCGAAAGTATCTGATTTACCCGCCATTGCCGTGATCTCGTATAGTTGTTAAATTGATTAAAAATGACTCTATGTCATTTATACCATAGAGTTCACAAACGTATGGCAGAGCATTCCAGTTAATCTCTCCGCCCATTAAATTCCAGGCCGCTATAGCTATCCTTAAATCACTGTGCGGCTCGGGTGACGGAACCGGCAATGATTGTAATTCTAGCCAGCGTCTGGCTTTTTTTCAGTTTCTAGCCGCCTCTCGTCATGTAGCCGCATTGCATCCAAAACACCATCGATAATCGGCGCCCACATTTCCGGCTGATCGGATACCCACTCGACAAACAAATCAGAATCAAACGGTACGGTTATATCTGTCCCGCCTGGCACCAAGTCGATTTCTTGAACGCCAGACCAGCCCACGACAAACTTTTTTAGAATGTCAATATGCGTAGTGCCGGCCAGCGTTAGCCGCTCGATGTCAGTCGGGCGACGAACAGTAAAAGTATATTTACCGACCGTTACCGGACTGATCCGTGTTGCTCTTATTTTGTCGATTAGACTCATAAATTACGCTGCTTCCTTTTTTTGTGCCATTCTTTTTTAATTTCTGACATTTTTAATTTTGTTTCGTCTGTATGACATCTGTTAGAAGATGCAATGCTCATATTTTTTAACCATTCATCAGAAAACTTTTCTCTTTTTTTCCCTAAATGAGCTATCCTTATCTTTTCTTTATGCTCTTCTGTTTTTTTTCTTCCTTTAGTTGCTTCTGACTTTTTAATACTTGATTCTAAAGTCATTTTTCTTCCCTTCAACGATTCAGATATCTTAATCTTCTGCTCTTCTGTCATTGGCGGTTTCTTTTTTCCTTTATTAGCCGATGACATATTTATAATATGCTGTTTTTGTGCGTCTGTCATGCCTCGATCTTTCCATACCTTAGATTGCAAAGCCCTTGTTTCATCAGTCGCTTTATATCCTCTTGTTGATCCTGCTACTTTAGAGTTATTAAAATCAGGCTTTAAGGAATCAATTAATAATTGCTCATAAAACAATAAATTATCTTCTGAACAAATGATAACAGTTTCAAATTTAAAATATTCTAACCCATATTTATCATAAGAGCGTTGTAAAAATTTACTTCTATGATCACGCCGCCTTAATGACGCCTTATGAGCCCTAATACGAGATTCTATATTTTTAGAAGACCCTATATAAAATCTATTATTTACAGTGTTTGTTATTTTATATACACCTGAAATCATTTTACTACTCCAATAATTAATTACTGGAGTAGTATAGCACACCTACCTATCATTGAGCATAATAAGTGGGCGATCCGAAAGCGGTTATAGTCGCCTTAGATTTCAAAATATCCTGCGCCGCGCCGGTCGGTGATCCCGTATAACCAATATAACCAGTAAACACCTGGATAGGGCCGCCTGTACCATAGGTTAACCGGATCGCCAACTGTGACTGCAAGTCAGAAGCATTTTTCATCGCTGTTTGTCCAGCGTCGGTAATGTCCCACAAGTGCTCCATTTCAAACGAAATAGGGTTGGCTGCACCTGGAACTTGTGACTTCTGGTTGGTATGAATAGTCGTCGTGTCAAGATAAGCGAAATCACCGCCTGATGCTGTCATACTCGCAGCGGTTGTGATCGTTGTTCCGAACGTGATTTTTTGCGCTGTTCCAGATGTGAAGGTGTTATATCCAACTGTTGAAATCCCTGTACCACCCGAGATATCTTCGAGCTGAAAGGATACAGTGGTTGATACGTTAACAACACGGAAAACACGACCGTTCAACTGATACATACCATTGACCGTTAGCAATACATAATCGCCATTGGCAAAGTCATGCGTGGCTGTTACAACGCCCGGGGCTGCTAT